CATTGACCCGAAACCAAACATCCACATCCTGAGAAGCATTTGTCGTGTTTGTAAACTGAATGGAAAACTGCAAGTTCCAGATTCCGGCATCGGCCACAGTGATTCTTGACCCACTGGCCATGGTCACGCCATTGGAAAAGTCTGTCGTGTTGAATGTGACCGCATAGGCCGTGGTGGTGTTTGCAGCCGCCTGGTCGGTCGAGTCTTGAAATGCCCCATAGGGGTTATTCATAAACTTGCCACCCCTTGGCCCAAACAGAGACCCCAGCACTGTGGTCACTTTTCTGAAGTAATTGTTTAAAGCGCCATAGTTCTCATTCAAGTGCCTGCGCTCATACGCCTCTGGCGGGAAACCCAGACTCGGTATAGATGGGGACTCTAATTGTTGCTTGACATTGGCCATGGTGCAATTTTATGCCTCAATCAAGCAAAGCGCACTCGGCTTTTCTGCGCTTTAGTAGACCAGGCAAAACCTTGCCACCGCCCTTGGTCCACAGCATGAGCTGCTCTTTGGCGCCTTCCCAGTCACCGGCATTGATCTTTCGTTTCAATGTGGAGGTCTGGAGCCTGCCAGTCCCCAAGTTGTAGCAGAAGTCCACAATGGCGTTGCACTTCTTTTCGTCTGTGGCCAATATGGGGCAATTCCTTAATGCACCTGGTAGGTAAGTATGCTCAAGCTCTATCATCAACAAAGCTCTGGCAGTTGGCTCATCCATTGGCGGGTCCTCCAATGTCACCTTGCGCTTGTCAGCGTAGTAGGTCGAGCCGTAGCCTATCGTTGCCACTCCAGCAGGGCAAAGATAGGGCTTGGCACGATAGCCCTCAAACTGGCGGCAAAGGGCAGCAGCCAGCTCTAAGTTCATAATCCGCGCTTAGAAAGAGTTCTATCCAGAAACCAATAATTGATTGTTCCTGACAGCAATGCAGAAAAGTCTGGAGTCATCATGGTCTTAAACACCTCCACCGCTGGGGCGCCAGCAAGCCAAGCATTCCATGCAAACCAGACATGAATGAAGCTCCACACAAACAGCACCCAATATGTGACCAGGGGCCGCACTGATGCCGATAGACTGGCCACCCATCCACCAGCAGCTTTGACCATCTCGGCCTGCTGGGTGATGGCATTGTTAAAGGCATCCATCACCCCCACATCGACAGCTGCTTCACGTTGAGCGCCAATCTCAGCGAGCTTTTGCTGACCGCGCAGCGTCTCTAGTTCGCACTGGCGAGAAAACATCAAGAGTTCGTGCGATCTCTCGTTTTTCTTATCAAGCCACTTCAAGACCTCTGGCGCCATCCTAAAGATGCCGCCAAAGATTGACCCCAATATGCCGCCACTTAAAATATCAAACATAAACATCCACCTTTCGATTCTGAAATATTTCCATGCGCAATTGCTCTTGCACTACTTTTTTTGTGTAAATCTCAAACGCTAAATCTTGCAGTTCTGTCTGCTTTTGCTTGGCCAACTCATTTGCCTTATTCATCTCATGTTGCTTTTCTAGCTTTGCTTGAGCAAGGTCATGCCTGTCTGGATAACCAGAGGGCTGCACAGTTGGAAATAGCTTGATTGTGTCGATCATTTCTTTTCCCTCTCAAGTGCATCTTTGTACCCATGAATGACTTTAGTTCTGAGTTCTGCTGAATCTGCTGTGCCAGCCCACTCAGATAGGTTGTTCCAAATGACTGTTAAATCTTGACTTCTGCAAAACTTTACATTGTTTGTCAGCCACATAGACATCTGCTGATGGCGCTCTGAGGGGTTGTGAATTGTCCAAGCAATCGACCAAAACTCGCGCACCTGACAGCCATTCTTGGCTGTAGCGCCTACTAGCCCCAATAACAGTAACAGAATGAGCCAGCGCATTCATTTTCAATCTTCTGACATATCACTGGCTGCCAAGTTGATGCGGGTCTTTAAGGCCGGAATGTCCTCTGGCTTGTCTTTAAAACCAATGGCAATGTAGCCGGCAAACTTGCCAGGGTCCGGTGGGATTGAGCCTCGGCACATGAATTTGACACCCTGCTTGATACCCCACTCACCGACCTTGCTGCTTGGGTTGAACTCTTCGCACAGCACCTCGTTGTTGAGCATGGCCACCATGGCAGCATTGCGGTCAGCGCTTGCGTTAAAAAGGCTTGTGACAGTCCCCTCAACGGCCTTCTCTCTTGATCCATCAGAATTGAGCGCCAGCACAGTGGTGCGGCTATTGGTGGCCAAGTTGGCCTTGTGGATCAGCAAGACAATGCCATCCACATCCTTCATCAGACTTCTGGCCGGAATGAGCAATTGCTCTTGCTTGGCCAGCTGGGGCATCTTGTCTTGAGTCGTAATAGCATGGAGCAGCACTTGCCTTGAGTCCCAAGCAAAGTAGCCGGCAAAGGCCAGAAACGACAGCAAGATCACTGTGAACAATTTGAAAGGATTGTCCACCCACTCGATCAGGCCAATGACCTTGCCTAGAGCTGAGTCGTCTTTTTTAGCCTCTTTAGGTGCAGCAGCTGGCGCGGCCAAAGTCACATTGACTTGGCTGGCCGGTGCAGGCTTTGGCCTTGACCTCTTAACTGGTGCGACCTTGGCCGCTGCTCTTTTGACTGGTGCTTTTGTCATTTCATTGCCCAAATAATGATGAATGTGGACCAGACAACAAATGTTGCAATGCAGACCGCAGCAATGATTGCCACGGCCCAGTCTTTCACTTTAGGCTCGTAAAGATGATGCCGGCCATGCTGGTCAGCATGATCCCTGAGACCGCAAGCATGATGTTCTCTAGGCGCTTAATCCTGGCACACAGCATCTCATAGCGCAATGTGCAAACATCCACATGGGCATTGAGTTGTGCTTGTGTCGGGTCCATGGTCATGCCTCTGGCGCTTCTTTTGGCACTTGCGCTTCAGCTTGCTCTTTGATTTTAAGAATCAGAGGCCAAACGCCTGACTTGCTTGGCAATTCACCAAGAGTCTGCAAGATAAAGTTAATCTCGTTAACGTCTAGTTCTAGCTTCATTGTGTAGCCCCAGATGTTTGAGCCGCTTCAGCCGCAGCCTGTGCCGCTTCAGCCGCCAAGCGTTGTGCTTCTTGTTCAGCAGCAATTCGTGCTTGCTCTGCCTGATAAGCACCAACAACTTCAGCAGTCCAAGCCGTATTGCAAATTGCAACAACATTGGCGGGAACGCCTGTCAGGTCTTGTGCGGGTGTGAGGCTTGAACGATGGTAGGTTTGGCTCAGTTGTTTACCATCTTCCATGATGCGTGTAGCTTCACGATATAGAACGATGCCGTTCTCGGTTACTGTAATTTGGTCAACAGTCGTGGTTTTGGTAAGTGACATGATTTTCCTTTTAAGTTAATTAACAATATATGTAATAGTGGCATAGATATCTGTACCATTTTTAAATACAGAAAGGTTATCTGTCATGGTTGTACCAGCCGCAGTTAATCCGTCAAAGTGCAAAGTTGTTAAATTTTTGTCTAATATTGCCGTTAAACAAGTAACTGAAGTGTTTAACCCCGCAAAATAAGCCACAGCCGAACCATTTTCGTTGTAGTAACCAATGCTAGGAGTTACAAAGGGTAATCCAGAAATTTTAAATGCGCTTCCTGTGCCAATTAAGTTGCAATACAAATTAAATACTACAGTTACAATGTTTCCTATTTTTGTATAAGCACCTACTTGAGAAGCATATGTTGCAGTCCCACCAAGACTAGGTGTCCAAGTACCTTCCTCATAGTCATCTAGCGTATTAGCGTTTGATGATGCTGATTGAGTTGCGGGGAATGTGATGCCTGTGCCATTTGCCGTTCTTGTTGCGCCAGCAAGAGAGAAACTGCCATTAGCATTTAAAACTGATGTGCTACTTGTACCAGCCGTAAATTGCACAACAGCATCAAGACTAGACCCATACGAAGAACCATACGCAATTACATAAGCGCTTGAATCTGAGTTTGAAAAAATTGAACGGCCCGTTGTACTTGGGCCATAAATCCAAGAAGTTCCAGATGTACCAAGTTTGATGTTGCCGTTTACTGTCAGCTTTTCTGTAGGCGAACTTGTACCAATACCAAAATTATTAGAGGTATCAAACCTAGCAGCTTCCGATGAATTTGTGTAATTGTAAAAAGACAATGGCCCTGTATTGGTAATTCCCCAAATCTGAGCAGTTGCATTAGTTTTATTAAGAACTACGCCAATGTTATGTGAAGCAGTAGAACCTTGAATGTTTAGCAAATGAGTATCGGTTACAGTTGTTCCACCAATTGAAAGCCGACCAGATGAATCAAACCTTGCGTCTTCCGTGCCGCCAGTAGAAAAAGCAACAGTGTCAGCCGCAGGGAAAAATATGCCAGTGTTAGTGTCGCCTGTGGTGGTAATGGCTGGTGCTGCTGCTGAACCCGCTTGA